TTAATGCTCTTCTATTATCCACTATAGTACCACCTTGTAAAGTAATAGAATCTTGGTAGTAACTGTCAGGTATTACAGCGACATAATAATTGTTAAGATTGGTAGCCTTATTAATAGCTTGCATAAGAATTGCTTGTGATGCTTCGTTGGCTATTGTTAAGGCATTGGTTGTATTAGCTAAAAGAAATTGCATCTCAGAGTCTTCTTCATCTTCTTCTTTGTCTTCCTCTGCTTGTTCTTCTTCAGATAAATCTCTATCTGTTGTTTCTTGTGCTAATTTAACTGCCTCATCTTCTAATGCATCATAGTCAGGAATGTCAGGTATTGGAGGCGGTTTAGGTTTGACATATCCCGGACAGTTAGGGTCGCTTTGTGGGATAAAACAATTATCAAATCGGTAGATGTATTTAACGTCTGCACCTTCAATGCTTCCTGTGCCTTCTTGTTTGAGTCTGCCATCACCAAATACTGCAATTGGTGTATAGGGTAATGCTATTGTTCTTCTTACCTCTAGACCGCCTTCTCGTTGTGACCAATCTTGTTTATCTTGAAACACGTAACCACCACCTACCTTGTCATTCTCTAGTGTGACAACGTAATCATCTGCTTTGTTTTTAATTGGTGTGTACTTGTAAATGACTCCTGATACCTCCATACCACCAACAGCATTAGTGCCAATATAGGTTGGGTTCATTGACCACTCTAAGCCATTTAACGCTGCGTTAGGTGTGTAACCAAATGTGTAAGCAAATGTACTAAAAGAATAAGAAAGCAGAAGCAACAGCGCCCATAATCTTAATGGCACTATCCCTCTTTTCAGCAGTCGTTGCTTCATGTTGTTCCTCCGGCATTGGTATTTCTTCAGTACGCACAGCCCAAGCACGTTTAGCGGAATCACCAATTAATCCATCTATTGGGCAGTATGTTCCGGCGTTAGCCATGGCTTTAAAAATCGCTGGGTCTTGACAAAGCAAAGATACGCTGGCGACTTTCATACCGGCGGAGAATAAAATCCTCGCTTTTTTTATTAGCAAACAATTGGCCTCTGTATATGTAGCTCCAAAGCTCAAGGATAAGATTTGAGTGCCTAAAGCTCCGCTAGATGAAATAGTGCATAGGTCTGAGTTGCTTCCGCCTACATTTGGAGATATGGCGCTTGGCGGTGCAGATTTTACTGTGGTCTCGTTTACGCCATTGCTTGTTACTGTAGACGTTGTGTTTTGGTTGATGGTGCTTTCTTCTGCCATGGCTGAGAAAGATAGGATCAAGAAACAACATACAATACCAAACGCAACAGCATTGTATGTTTTGCTCCTTATTCTGTTAGACATTAGGCTACTTCAGCTTCCTCTGGCTCACTCTCTAAAGACGCACTGAGAGCATTAACAAAGGCTGACTTACCAAACATTAATTGGTCTAGGTTAAACTGGCTTGTATTAATCTTTCTATTTAGATCATTAATGTGATTTATCATTGATTGTTCTTCAGCAGTCATATCTTCATAAATATGTTCTACATCGTTTACTGTAATGACTGTCTTTTCTTTTTTAGTTTTTTTAGACATTCTATTCTCCTAAATTATGATGCTATAGCTGCATCGATAGCTGTAAAGCTCTCACTTCCCCACCAAGATGAATCATCATCGTGTGTCTGTGCTTTTTGTAATACTAGGTGTTCTTTATTCCTAGCTTTTCTTGCTGTAAATTCATCCGCAGTTTCACCATCAGCTTGACTGCTGTTTACTTCTGCTACTGAATGACCCATTGCAACATAGTGTGCTGCGATTTCATCGGCTGTTTGATTTGCCATCTTCTTACTCCTGTGTTATGCCTCTAGGGCGGTTATACGAGCTACGAGAGCATCGTTCTTTGTTGATAGTTCTTGTATTGCTTTTACTAGGACTGGGATTAATGCAGCTTCTGCTACTTCCTGTGAGCCATCATCTCTGTCATCCCACATTCTAAATCCATCTTTAACACCAGCATCAGCATCAATAGCAGTCTTAACTTCCTGTGCTATGAAACCGTGGTTGGTATTAGAGTTCTTAAAGACTTCAGTAGAGTCAGCTTCATAAGCAGTGAATGTAGTTGGTAGTTCACCAAGTGTCTTGTACTTGAATGTTCTAGGTTGTAGAGCATTAACAAGACTAAGTCCTGCTGTTGAGTCTGCTATGTCTTTCTTATAGCGTTCATCTGAAACTGCTGCCCAAGTTGCAGTACCATTTGCTGCTCGTATGTCACTAGTAGAAATACCTATTGTTGTATAACCTGACTCCGAAGTAACAAGATGCCCAAGTGCGTTTGAATTATATGTACCAGCCGCCCCTACCTTTACTTTATATCCGAGTAAAGTATTCTGATATCCTGTTGTCAAGTCAGTACCATTTGCACCAGCTTGATAGCCTATCAATACATTACCGTGACCTGTAGTTACCGACTTACCAGCCTCAAAACCACTAGCTACATTATTTGAAGCTGTAGTGTTGTTATATAAAGCATCTCTACCCATCGCGGTGTTACCAGAACCCGTGGTGTTTTGGCGCATTGATTTTGTACCAACAGCAGCATTACTAACACCTGTGGTGTTAAGGAATAAAGAGGTTCTACCCAAGGCTGTGTTATATGATGCTGTGGTGTTAGCGTTTAATGCCCTCTCACCAACCGCTACGTTTTCAGCACCTGTATTAGCGTACAAAGCACGATAACCGATTGATGTATTTTCAGAAGCTGTAGTGTTAGCTCTTAAAGACTCAAAACCAACTGCTACGTTATTAATACCTGTAGTGTTAAGATGCAGAGCAGACACACCATCGGCAGTATTATTATTACCTGTAGCGTTTGTATATAATGCTTGTTTACCTGTAGCAGTATTATTAGCACCAGTTGTATTAAAGTATAAAGACTTTCTACCAAATGCAGCGTTTCCAGCTCCTGTGGTGTTAGAATACATAGAATAATAACCCACTGCTACATTCTCAGATGCTGTGGTGTTTGTTCTTAAAGAATTCCTACCGACTGCAACATTATCTAATCCAGTGGTATTAGAGTACATAGCGTGGTAACCGCTGGCTGTATTAGACGAGCCAGTAGTGTTAGCATATAAAGCATCCTTACCGACTGCTGAATTATTAGAAGCGGTGGTACTAAGTTGTAATGCTCCTGAACCATAAGCTACATTAGAAGAACCTGTGGTGTTTGTTAATAATGCACGGAAACCGCTTGCAACATTCTCTTGTCCTGTAGTATTGCTTTGTAAAGCATTCACACCTAAAGCAACATTATAAGCACCTGTGGTGTTTGTTTTTAAAGACTCTGTACCAAGCGCTACATTACTAGCACCAGAAGTAGTGTACTTCATAGCCTCACGACCAACTGCTGTATTATTAGAAGCGGTGGTGTTATTAAGTAAAGAGTCACGACCTACTGCTGTATTATAAGAACCTGTGGTGTTAGCGTATAAAGCATTATAACCAGTGGCGGTATTGTCATTACCTGAAGTATTGAGAGCTAAGGAAAGGTATCCAGAAGCTGTATTATAAGAGCCTGTAGTGTTAGAGTATAAAGACTGTCTACCAGAAGCTGTATTTTTAGTACCTGTTGTATTAGTATTTAAAGATTGGTAACCAAAGGCAGAATTATAAGCACCTGTAGTATTAGCTCTTAAAGAATCTTTTCCAACTGCTACATTATTAGCACCTGTAGTGTTAGCAAATAAAGCTGATGAACCGACTGCCGTGTTGTTTGCTCCTGTGGTATTAGTTCCCATAGCACTAGTACCAATCGCAGTATTCTCTGAAGCTGTGGTATTAGCGTCTAAGGCTACAGCACCAAGAGCTACATTAGCAGTACCTGTAGTGTTAGCTGATAAAGCATCCTTACCTACTGCTGTGTTGTTACTAGCTGTGGTGTTAGCATCTAAAGCGCCTTGACCTAATGCTGTGTTATTTGAAGCAGTTGTATTGACTGTTAAAGCACCTGTACCTACAGCTGTATTTGCAGTACCTGTGGTGTTAGCCGCTAAAGCAACTCTACCAACAGCTGTGTTGTTGTCTGCTGTGGTATTAGCTAATAATGCCTGATAACCTAGTGCAGTATTATATGCACCTGTGGTGTTAGCGGTTAAAGAAGCATAGCCCACGGCAGTGTTGTTATCTGCTGTTGTGTTAGCAAGTAAGGCACTTCTACCAACAGCTACGTTCTGCGCACCTGTAGTATTAGCATATAAAGCATTAAGACCAACAGCTGTATTGTCACTAGCTGTCGTGTTAGATGTTAAAGCAGTTCCACCTATAGCAGTATTGTACTGTCCAGAGATGTTGTCTTCTAGAGCTTTGTCACCAACAGCTGTATTAAAAACAGCGGTGGTGTTGGCAGCTAAAGACAAGTAACCAACTGCAACATTATTTGTGCCTGAAGTAACAGCAGTCAAAGCATTATCACCCAATCCTACATTATAGTCACCAGTAGTAATTGAATCTACCGCACTAGTACCTAGTCCGATGTTTGAGGTTGCTGTGGTTGTTATCTGTAAGCCACCGACAGTATTCGTACCGAGTACAATAGCACCTGTCATAGTGCCACCCGCTAACGGTAGCTTAGTTCCTAGTTGAGTTTGAATGGCGCTTGTAACACCATCTACATAGTTAAGTTCAGCAGGTGTTGCTGTTACTATAGTTCCATCAATCTCTAAGTCTGTTAGGTCAGGAGAAATTTGCGCTCCACCATCCAACAAGTTGTCTATTGTGTCTAAATTTGTGTTTAGTTTTGTTCCCCAAGTATCCGCAGAAGCACCGACCTCTGGCTTTACAAGAGCATAAGTAGTAGTAGTAGTATCAGCCATGCGTCACTCCGTTAATGTTTAAAATGTTCCTTTCCATACTCTTAGCTTATCAAAATCTCCACTAAGTAATTTTTTGCGTACAATCTCTTTACGAGCATTTACATCACTCCATTTAATTCCAGCCTCTTTGCACCATTCTTTCATTACGTGCATAGGGATAGAACCAACAAAACGATTTTCTCCTGTAACACCTAGTCCTGTCTTTCGTATATCTTGGACACGATCTAGATAAATTTGGTTTTCGTGTGTACTCTTGACAATAATTTTATCATTTTTATTGTCATAAGATACTTGTTCATTTGTTTTCATATTTTACCTTTTATAAGTGTGGGAAGTTAAGGAGGACTCCCCACACCGATAGTTTACCTCAGATTTATGAAGTAGTACAATCAGCAACTAAGCCTGATGCCGCTTCATTCTTTGAGACCAACGTAAGCTCCGTAAGGACTTGACGAGTGGTATTATCACCAGTCTTAGCCATTTCAGTATTCTTAGTAGGTCGTAGTACCGCTACACAGAAATGCTCATTGTCAATAATCCACACATCTCTCGACTGTGATTCTCTAACGGGGGAAAATTCAACTGTACCCCATGGCGTAACGTATACGTCTAGAGATTTAACAACTTTCTGATCACCAGCCTGAACTTGTGAGCGTTGGTTGTTGTTACCAGTAAATGCTAGAGCAAGGTTCATTTGGAAAGATGACAAGTAAACTGAGTCAGCTTTACCACCATTCACCCAAATAGACTGCATAACAGTATCAAAGTCAGCTTGAGTAAACGCTGTCTGAGTACCGTTAGTTCTTGCAGTTGCGCCAGGAACAGAACCAGTAGGGTTAGCACCACCTGATCCACCAATGTTAGCAACATTAGATGTAACGTATGCGCCTAGACCAGCTAGTTCACGAGCTGTAGTTGCATTACCTGCAACATAAGCGTTATTCGCAAACAAAGCCTTCTCAATGTCTAGCTTCTGCTCTTTAGCAATTTTAAGCACTTGATATGCCATCTCAGCAGAACGACCAGCTTTATCTAGTCCTTCGTCTGTATCAGGTATAACAACTGCATTCTTAAAGATTTGCGTGTAGTTACCAAGACGTGTAGTTGCTACTCTTGCTTCCGCAGTAGTTGCGTCACCCTCAATATGAGCGTTAGCGGCTGAAGCTCTAAGAGTATCAGTCTGCCACTCATGGTAAGTATTACTTGCTTTAACTTTTTTCAGCGATGAGTAAAAAGGAGTCTCTTCAGGACTAATATCATATATTACATTTGATAAGTCTTCTCTTAGACCTTTTACGTCATAACTGTCGAACGTATTTGATGGCTGTGCCATAATATTTCTCCACTATGTTGTATTAAGAATTAAGTTCAGCGCATCTTCAATGCTACCTGAACCCTTGAGTTTTGCCTGTTGGCGTGAACGAACTTTTGCAGTTGGCGTAGCAGTTCTTTTAGCACCCGGCTTCATTACAGGTCTCGCAGACTTAGTTTTCACTTGCGCCTTTGTTTTACCTGAGATAATATCCTGATACTTCTGAGCATCATGCAAAACTGAAATAGCTCTTGCATCCGTTATTTGGGAAATTTCATCAGTCGTGTAACCATAATGATTTGTTCCTGTTTCAACCAATTTTTCCCTTAATAACGTGCCTTTTTTAGAGTCAGCGAAATCAGGAATTTTCTTTTGGAGTATTTGCATTTGCTCGTTTAAATACGCTTGTTGGGCATTTTCTGAAGCCGCACTACTTTGCTGTGAGACTTGCTGAATTTGTGCCATCTGCTGTTGATAAACACCCATCTCTTCTTCATAAGCAATGTTCTTTTGCATATATCCAATTGGATCAGCATCAAACAGTTCTTTAGTAGGTTTAACAGGTTGAGTTGCAATACCACCTTGTTGCATTGATTGATATAACGCAGCTATCTGCTGTCGTTCATTATTTAAGGCTTCATAAACAGTAGTCACTTCTTTTTTCATGTCTGCTGTCTCTTGCATACCTTTTTGGACATACTGTTGTCCGCTATAGCCTTGCTTTAAGTCCTCTAGAGTTACTTCAGTTTCCTGTCCATCTACCTTGACAGAATACATTGAAGGCTCACTAGAACTGGCATCCTCTACTTGGTCATCGTTATCCTCATCAGATTCGGAATATTCTTCCTCGTCTTCTGTAACATCTTCTTCGGAGTCAATTTCATTTTCTACCTCAGACTCAGCAGAAATTTCTTCTGTTTCCTGAGTTTCTTCTTCAATAGTATTTTCAATTGTCTCTTCTTCTACTGGCTCAATGATGCTATTTAAAGCACTATCAATGTCAGTTATTTCAGTCTCAGTCGTTGATTCACTCACGGTGCTGATTCTCCTTTGGTTTGTTTATGATTGTACATTACCTCATCCGTCTTAATGGAGTCGAAATAATCATCAATCTTTCTAAGCGCACATATCATATCGTGTGCTTCCTCACGCTGTTCTAAACTAGAATCAGCATCTACAAAAACAGCAACTTGCTGCTCAGTAATCTCTTTTAAGGCTAATTGAAACGTGTCATCAGCCTGTAATGTTCTCATCTTAGCACCTTTTTCCACAATATGCACTAGAATCTGCCTCCACTTACTGCTTGTGCTGGTGATGCATCCGGGTATCTAGCCTCATCTTGTGCCTTCTTAATATTTGCAGTATCCACAGCAGTTCCGTATTTACCTAATATCTCTGCGGCTTTTATTAATAAGTCTTGATCCATCTTATCCCGGTCTCTGTCATCTACTGCTATTGCTTTCTGTGCTTCAATCTGAAGTTTAAGCTGTTGCATTTCCATTTGTTTGTCAGCGTTGTATTGCTCAGATTGTACTAGAGCCTCTGCATCTGTCATTGCACCTTCTTGTTCTTCTGCTGCTTGAGCTTCTTGTTGTTGTATAAGTTGCGCTTCAGTTTCAGCATTCATTGGATTAAAGTATCTGTCAACATTTTTAACACCCGCTATAGCCAACATATCGCCTAGAGTATTTCTTATGCCTGTCATAGTAACTAAACCATTTGACGTTCCATATGTAGACCATATCTGCATCTGCATTTGTAGTGCTTGGTTTAATGCCATTGATCTAGCTTCTTCAGCGCCAGTACCAAGACCTACATTAGTTGAAACATCCATGCCTGTATTCCAAGAACGTGGATCAATAGGAACATACTCACCATTTAAACGCATCATAGTCTCTTCACAGCTATTTTCTACTAGGAGATGTAACATTAGCTTAAACAAACGTTTCATACCGCCCTCTGCAAGATTTCGAGCCATTGTCTCTATCTGAGCTGAACCTTGTTGAGCCTGTAATCGAGCCGCAGTTGCTGAAGTATTCTGTAGTGCATCAGGATCAAGTCCTTGCGATGCCTTTGAAACTCCTGTCTTTCCCTCAATAGCCATGTCTAGGTATTGCATTGCTGTCAAGACTTGACCAGCTACAAATGGTGTTGCAATATCTACTAGAGCTGCTGGAGACTTCATTCTTACTAAACCGCCAATCTCATTGTTCATTAAATCGTCTACGTTGACCTGTCCTTGTACATAACCCTGTCTAGGAGAGTTTGTTAACGCTACGTTGTCCATCATTCCTCTGAGCATAGCTGTAGAAGAGTCTTGGTCATTCATAATTAGGTCTGAAACACTTCTACCAAAGAATGTATGTGGCTCTGGATCAATTTCAAATACTGCGAATGGTACTTCACCCCATGGCTCACACTCAAGAAGTGAATTATCACCACCACCCATTAAAATGCGATACATTGACGCTATACCAGTACCCTCTTTATCGAGTTTCATATAGGCTTCAGTAACAGCAACTTTTTTCATTGAGATGTCTGCTGTGTTTGCTTCCTCGTCTTGCTCGTAACCTTGGCGTTCAAATGCCTCAGTATCTGTGTAGGTGTCATCTGAGCTTAGACCTGATAACTCGGATACTACATCAAATTCATAACCCATCTGCACTAAGTCACTTACAGTCATCTCAGTTCTATGTGCAACAATGTATGCATCATCTACTGACCTAGCATTACGATCAACAATAAACTCTTCAGGAGGTAACGCCTCAATACATAACTTACCTTTCTCTTTTTTATAGCTTACCTTGAGTGTGTACTGTGGCATTTGCATTTCCATGCCTTCAGGACTCATTTCTGTAGTCATCTCAACAGACTGCTCAATAACTGTAGCATCTTTTTCATTGACAATGGCTGTCATCTCTTCTTCGGTAACATTAGAAAAATTAAAGAACTCTTCATCAGTATTGTCTTGCCACCAAACTTTTAGTACGCCTGTCTTCTTAACAAGTGCATCGTGAATAACATCATTTAATAAGGTGTAACCATTCAGCTCACTAAAGCGATAATTCGCATACTTGGTAGCCTGTTCAGCGCCTTTGACATCATCTTGACTGCTAGGAACATACTCTACCGGGTTCTCTGAAGATAAAAACACACGCATTAGACTTGGCTTGATTGCTCGGATTGTGTCTCTTACCTTAGTAGCAACAATCTTAGACCGCCCATCCTCTTGTCCTATGTCTACCTCACCTTCAAAGTAACGCTGAGATTTTATCCGATCTTCTGCAATCTCACTCTCAACAAAATTAATGGCGCTTTGTACAGCATCACTTACAATGTCCTGTACCTCATCATCTGTCATTTTCTTTAACTTTGCCATTAATTACCCCCTAAGTTGAACGCATTACTTAATAAACCTTGCATTGCTGCACTTGTACCAGCTAATGGTTGCGTAGCTTGATTTAAGTCAGTTCCTCTAACTTTTGCAAATGCTTCTCCACCTTTATTACCTACTTGCATTATAAAAGCATCAACCAATTTTTGTAAAGCGTTCATTGCATTTGCATCTACTAATGCAGTTCTAACTAAATCAGGATTTGTCTGTGTAATTGTTTCAACAATTTTCATTGCTTCTGCTTCAGGTATTGATGCATCATTCAGGATTTTAAAAATAAATCTTGATCCTTGCGCTATATCGCCACCAGCAATTGCACTATTTTGTGCAATATCTTGTGCAGCCATAGCCATTGGATTAGTTGGCGATCCAGCCTGTCCTGATAGATACCCTTGAGCAGCATTAGATTGTGAGGCTACATTTGCTTTGTTTATAATCATGTCTACATCTTCTTCAGGAAAAATACTATAAATTATTTTTTGTAAATTAGTTCTATCATCTGCTATTTTTCTAAAGTTTGCTGCTTGATCTTTATTCTTTAGTGTTACTAAAAATCCATCTCTTATACTTTGCATGAAGTTTGGAACATCTTTATGCCTATCTAACACCATGGCTAAGTCTTCAGGTTTTTGGCTAAGTAGTTTTTGTCCATAATCGTAACCATCTCTAGCAACTCTTAAATGATATGCATCAGTCCGAACAGCTGCAAGTTCAGGAGAAAAAATATCAAGTTGTGCTTTTAAATCATCTTGTACGTTTTGAAATGCTTTTCCTAGGTTACCTTTGCCACTTCTATATAATTCATCTGTTTTGTCTCGAATTGATCTATAGATAATTTCAGCATCTTGTACTGTAGGTTGTCTAATTAATTTAATAGAACCATTTTTTTGTACTTCATAAAAAGGCACTAAATTACCATTTGCTTTAAACATTGCATTAATATCATCTGCACCATCAGCAAATGATTCTATAGTTCTTAATACTTGCCCAGTAGTTGCGTTATCAAGCTCAACATTGTTTTCTTTAAATATTTTATCGTATTTCACTCTTTCAACTTTTCTGAACTCAGTATCTTTTAATAGGTGTATTTTCATTAAGTTTTTATCGCCTGAACCACGTCCTATTGATTCTTGCATAGTATCTTTAAGTTGATCTGCTGTTACTTTTCCCCTACTTGGTGTACTTTTTGTAGCTTCTTCAATAACCTCACCAGCTTCATTTAGTATTGCTGGAGTATTAGGAGTTCCTGTCATAGTATCCATCAAAGTTTTTTGAGGTACTCCACTATCAGACAATTTCATAGTTTGTTTAACCCATTCTTTTAATGTTGCATTTTCAGCAATAATTTCGCCATCTGCTACTTTTCGTATAATTTGTTCTTCTGTTAATCCGCTAATTTTAACCATACGTTGTAATTCTTTTCTTACCGCCTTACTCATTCCATCTGTACCCTTACGCATTTTCTCTATTTGCTTAACGACAAATGGACTAAAAACTTTTGCTAAAGCAGCTACACTACCACCTAATGTAGCACCAATACCGTATGCACTTGCTGCATCTTCTACATAGCCACCTAAATTTGCATCCTCACCTATAATTTCTTTTTCGTTTGCACCAACACTATAAACAGCAGTAGCACCACCTGATTTGTTTGCTGTATTTAAAATACTTTTTGTTGTACTACCAGCTTTAAAAATAGATTTACCTGATTTAGCCAATCGTGCTATGTTTGCTAAAGATGCACTCCATGTAGCTGGGCCGCCAAAAATTGCTAATATAGTTCCCGGTATTGCACCAGCAAACTCTGCTGCTAACGCTTTACCACCATTATTTTCTGCATATTCTGCCATTTTTTGTCTAATTTCATTTCTTGCTGTCGTGTAGTCTACGTCTTGATCAAACATTGATTGAGCCATCGCCTCTATCTCATCTGCAAAGCCAAATGTAGCACCTTGTGCAACAAACCGACCTAGTTGGCTAGGTTGTTCAGCCATGTCAGGATCAAATTCTTTTCTTATGTCAGGCATATTATCAATTAACTCCATACTCCCAACAGAAAGTGATTGATCTTTTTCAGCAATCATTGTATCTAATAGTGCATCTAGTGATTGATTACTCATTTTACTTTCCTCTGATCAAATATAGCACGTCTTTGTTCGTAACTAAAGTCCATGTATTGTTGTCGACCATAACCCCTTGATGCTAGTCTTTCTATCTCTTCTGTAGTTAATTCTGACCATACAACTGCATCATGCTTATCAGTTTCTTCCATAGAAAGTTTAATAAAGTTAGACCAAGTACCATCGCCTTCAAATTTTGCTCTCTTAGCCATTTTTTCATATTCTTGAGCAAGTTTTCTTCTTGCTTTGATCTGTTGCATTGCCATTTCTCGCAATTCTGCTGGTGGAAGGCTTAGATCAATGTTAGTTCTCATTGCCATTTCCATCTCACGTTCAGATAATGCACCAAAGGTTGCACTATTAATAACGCTAATACCCAGTTCATTGACTAGACCATGAAGAATACCTGTTGCATCATCAAAGGCTGGTAAATGTTGTCCAAGTAAACCTGATACTGCATCATCATTTGAAGCAGCAATAATACGTTCAAACTGATCTACTTGTCTACGGTATTCTTGCGCTTTCACATAGTATTCCGTACCCATCTCTTGTGCTTGTTTTTTATCTAGTATAAGTGCTTCCTGTTTAGCAATTCTTTGTTGTTTACCTATAAGTGTTTCACCATACGACTCAAGCCATACTTTGTCTGTGTCACCTGTGCCTTTATCTGTTTGTATTTGGTAATGTTGTCCTTCACGAGAGACACCATCTATAAGTTCTTTGCCTTGATGAGTAAAAATTTCGCTTAAACCTAAAGCATAATCTTTAGCAGTAGGATCAAGTCCTGTTAGTTGCATAGCAATTTTAAATGCTTCGTCACTCATTGAGTTATCGGCTTCTACTATCTCAGCTAAGTCAGCAAGTTTTGCAGTAATCTCAGGATCGGCATTTGGTTTCTTTAAAAAGTTTATGACTGCTGCTATATCTTTACCTTTGCCGGGTTCTAATGAGTATTTTGATGCTTCAGATACACTTATAGCACCTATTTCTAACAATTGAGCAATATTGTTTTTTCCTTGCTTCTTTAATACTGCAACTAATGAGCCTCTGCTTTTATTTATAGTAGAAGCATCAATTCGTTTCTGAAATGAAGCGGCTAAGTTAGCATCAGGACGTAAACGCATAGAGTTAAAGCCCATACCCATACGAGCCATTTTTTCAGGACTAATGTTATTAAACATATCCATAAAACCACCACCTTGTTGCTGTGGAGCTTGAGCAGTTTGTTGAGGTTGTTCAGGCATTTGAGGTTTATCTCCACCCAAGCCACCTAATAATCCACCAATTCCACCTTTTTTACCGATTTCATTGCCTAGTAGACCACCTATAAGCATTTGTCCTAATCCTATTGCCATCTTAACCTCCTCTCATTGATGCAGCTAATGTTAAGTAATCAAACAATCCTTTCTTGGAAGTTAATGTTTCAGAACCAACATTAGGAGTTACTCCAAGAGCATTACCTAAATATCCTATACTCTGTCCGGGTTGTCCAGTATAACCAGCAAACTTGTTTTGAGCATTGTCATATATTGCTTGTTGTAGAGCTTGTTGCATAGCACCTTGTTGAGATAGATTGTTATTTACTGTCTGCCCCATGTTAAATCCAAGGTTAGATATATTGCCTAATTGGTTAGCAGCTCCAAGTCTCTGTTGATTTCCTGATAATCCAGCAGATTGATTAGCAAGTGCAGCTTGTAATCTATTTGAAATATCTTGTTGACCAGCTTGTTGATTCGCTAACTGTCCTTGCATATTATAGGATTGGTTCATACCAGCAGCTTGTAATGCGTTACCTTGATTTGCTAAACCTGACTGCATACCAGCAGATTGGTTAGCAAGTGCAGCTTGTAAAGCGTTTTGTTGGTTCTGTTGCGAAGCCTGTAAATTAGCCGCTTGGTTTGCTCTTTGAGCTGCCATGTTTGTGTTAATATCAAACTGACCACCTTGTTGGTTAGCCATTTGTGATTGGAAGTTATTTGTTATATCTTGACCAGCCATTTGCTGTGCATTTTGATAACCAGCTTGTCTAAGTCCAGCAGACTGTCTACCTAACGTATCCGTTAATCCTCTACCAATCTCACCCATTGCTATGCCATGTCTTGATCCACCAAATCCACCTGCCGCTTGTGCTTGTGCGCCTAACATATCTAATCCCATGTCAGCAGCTCTACGGGTATCTCTTTCATTTGCTGAAATAACTTGATCTGTGTAAGGGTTCATGTATTGAGACATATCCGTATTAGATAATCTCTCTGCCATTACTTGTGGACTAGCATTTTGTTGAGCAATTTGGTTAGCAGTGATGTTTGAGCCAACTACGTTAGCGTTGACTACATTTGATCCGACAACATTTGTTGGATTTACTGAAGCACTACTACCAGCTACAGATACTTGCTGTGGGTTAAATGATAGTCCTTGCCCAGTTGCTGCTCCAGCCGCTTTTATACCTTCAGCAGCCAATGTGTTAATGTTTGCTGGTTGTTGCGTACCGGGTGAAGGTGAGGATGTTGCTGGTCTAGGTAATCCATTAGTAAACTTTTGACCACCACCTTGTTGCCAATCACTACTTGGAGGTGTAAACCCTGTACTCGGAGCGTTCCAAGTTTCACCTGTTACTGAGTTAGTCCAAGGAATTATTCCTCTACCACCACCACCGCCAGTAAATCCTGCAGGCATCTGATTAGTAATACTACCACCGGGTAGTGGAGTTATACCTCCGTTCATATTGGACATTCCTCCTCCGGGCATTCCTTTCATATTTGGATCAAGTGGAGCTGAGAATCCGGGTATTGGGCTACCATCTTTTCTAAGCATTTCAGGAACTCTATTCCAGCGCTCCGACTCAATACGATTCTTCTCTGCCATAACATTCAAGTTATTTGGATTGGCTAAGTTATATGCCTCTATTGTATCTTCTCCATAATCCGCTCGTGGAGCTAGACCTTCTTCGACACGTCTTTTATTGTCTATATCTCTAAGGTGAGGAGGTAAAAAGTCTCCCCAAGTGTCAACTGTCATACCCAATGTAGGATGTCCAAGTGAATCAGTTCCACCTCTTGCACCTTCGGGAACTATAAACTTACCTCCACCATGGTTAGGATTACCTACGTATCTACCTTGATCCATCGGTTTAAACGTACTACCGCCAGTACCATATGAATTATTGTCTCTTACAGGCATAGCTTGTGGTGGCATGCCACCAACAAGTCCTGGTATCGGCGATCCTTTAAAAGACATGTCTTCTGGATTTCCACCTCGGTTACGGTTACCCCCATACTTAGTTAGCATATGAGTTGAGCCGCCCATCTGTTCACCATTCATACTATTGCGTCTAGGCGGAACTACCTGACCACCGTTTGCTTGTCCAGCCATTAGTCTATCTCCGTTTTAATGTTATTCATTATCTACCACCTACTCGTCTACTATAACTAGAGTAACTCTTAGAAGGTGCTGATTTCTTTTTCGCAACATTACCTCTACCACCTCGGCTACCAGTTGATCTAGTAGGTTTTGGTTGTGGAGTTCTTTTAGGTTTACTCTTCACAACTACTGGTTTGTTTCTATTATAAGCTACTTTAACCTTTGGTTTTGCTATAGGTTTTGCTATAGGTTTTGGTTTTGGTTTTGGTTTTACAACTGCAACTGGTTTAGGTGTATAACCTTTTCTATCTGCAACCGTTTGTTTTGGTGTTACTACAACTGGTTCTTTTTTCTTGAGGTGAGTTTTATCCATCGGTTTAAACGTACCAGCATCTTTTTGTTTTGCTATTTTTATTGCATCTTCACTAGGCGGTCTGTTAAGTAAACCGTGAATATTTTGACCAATAGAATGTGCTTTATCAAGGAATGGAGCATTACCACTCTGCCTTAAACCTTCTATGTTATCCATAGACTGTAAGAACGCATTGTATCCAAAAGTACCACCTACATCACTAAGATTAGCTTTACCTCTACCCATAACACCATCCAATAAACTACTATCTGCAATACCATCTAATTGTTGATACGCCATTGCACCAAGAGTTGCTGGAAGACCACCACCGGGTAAATCGCCTTTAGTCATTGATCCATAATCTTTACCTGATGCTATATGGTATCCATCAGTAGCATCTGAAACTGCATTATTTATAATATTTTGGTTGTTATACGCCACATTACTTCTGTCATGTGGGTTACCACTAGTAGGTGTAAACTTTTGTTTATCTAAATGATTTTCTATTTGTTGGTCTGTTACATCAGCACCACCTAATAATCTATTTAGGTTCATCATAACACCTGAATCTTTTTTATAAAAATCAGGTACTAATGCATCGCCAGTCTTTTGCAACAACCCACGATTATTGTCCATACCTTGAAAAGCGTTCTCTGCATTGTTGACGTTGTATTCAGCCATTATTTGGTCAATAGTCTTATCATTAGGATCACCATACTTACTTTGAATATTTTCAGTCATTCTCATAACATCGTTTAAACCATCTCCCATACCTGAAGCAACATCTCTTCCTATAGTATTTGACAATGATGTGTCTACACCTCTACTATTAGAACCGTTAGCCATCATATTCTGTCGTAAATATTGTTGTGCATCTCCAATACCTCGTTCTTGTAGTGTTGGCATTGTCATTCCACTACTTCTATTGCCTCTGCTACCTCTTGTGCTTGAACCATTAGCCATAAGATTTGGTATTTCTTGTATTCCTAAATATCCATTAAGTATATTGTTTGGTTTAATTGCTTCATCTCTTATCGCATTGTAATAATCTGTGCCATCAACATTACCAACACTTCTGTCTTGGTTTAATAAACTAGCATCCATTCCTGAACCTCTTTCCGCAGCCATAGCATCAAATGCAGCTCTCTGTTCGGCATTAAAATCTTTACCGAAGGTCATACCGCTAATTGTAGCTGTGTTCTGTGGTAGGGAGGAGTCTTCACTCCCTACTACTTTCCCGCTTGTTTCTCCAAATATTCTGCCATAATTTGATCTATTGGTTTACTTACATTAGTAGGCGTGTAACCTTTTGAGTCTAATCTACTGGATAATGAACTTCCATAATTAAACGCTCCATCATCACTAGGAACATAAGGCATAGTTGTATCTAATGTTGATGTGGGAGTCATAGATGGTGTATAAGCTGGTGTGCTTGGTGTGTAATTGTAATTTGATGGATGACCGGGAGAGTTCATTGGATTACTGGCATTTAAATGAGGATTTCCCATGGGAGTATAATTTGATGTGTTTGTAGCATTAGCTCTATCATCACGTAATTTTTGTATAGCTAACATATTAGGATCAATTGGATTGTTTCCACCGCCTCCGCCGCCATTACCACCACCAGCGCTTGGGTTTCCAATAGGTAAATTAGCAGCAGGTGCGCCACTATCAAACAAGGCTTGATACTTATCCCATGCTACAGGATCGTATGCCTTAGAGTCTAATAGAGCTTGGTCATAAAGGCTGTTAGAGTCATATCCAAATGAACCATCTGCATATTGTGTAGCTTCAGGCAATCCACCCATTGCATCTACTGGAGCATTAAAACCAAAAGCTCTTGCCGCATCTGCGTTATTTTGAAAAGCCGATACTTGATTAGGATTAAAGGCTGCAACTTCCGCACCACGATATGGCATAAAAGGTAACCTTTGCAAGTCCTCTGCCCGTTGTAAATTTCTTTGTACCGGGTCTAGTAACCAACTTGGTAAGGTTGTCTCTGTTGTTTCGCTACCGCTTTTTGAACTCATTTCAAAACTCCTTTAATAATGTTGTAAACTGTTCTGACCAACCTTTAGATTTTAATATTTTCTTCCATCCCTTTCTACCTGTTACGGTCATCCCTACACAGCCTTCTGATTTACCCCATGCAACTGCACTATCATGCATATCTGTTACTTGTTTAATTCCTTGTCCTTTATCGCCTCCAGCTAAGAAGACATGAAGCACTTTCTTGTTAGGATACACTACAAGTTCAGTTACCGCACAACCGTTGTCATTTAACCACAATTGCATATGCCCACTTATCACTCCATCAACTACATCTTGAAAGTTGTGCGTGTCTCCACCTTTATTAAGTGCTGACTGTATCCAGTCCTTGCACCTAGCTAATTCTTGATCTAATGTCATGGATCGTATTTTAACTTAACCCAAGCTCCATTCTTAGATACTACAACTGCATCTTGTGCTTCATCCCACATTAAAATACCGTCTTGTGTTGCCTTAGACGTTGCATCTTTAAACTGTAATTTGTTACGTGTACTGGTAAGGAAAGAGTTAATACGCTCTCCCCATGGTTTCCAATTATCTCCGAAAGGCGGTGGTGGTGTAGCAATACTCATCGCTTACCTCCCGGAGTGGCTTCCATTCTCATTACACCTGAACGCCAGTTAGTATTTCCTACACCCTGTATCTTTAATCTAATCTGTCGACCTGAAAATCTAACATCTGTAGGATTACTTAACGAAAAAGCGCCATGCGTTGTTTCTGTATCATTTGGATAAAATCTACTTTTAAAAGTTACTTCAACTTCTCCAAGCGTTCTTTCATCAGATATGAGGTTGGTTACTCGCATAATGTTGTCACCATTACCTAGACTGATTGAACCTGACTCAGCAAATGGTTGTACAGAGCCATGATCATATCCAGTTTCTTGGTTGTATAAATTGCCACTAGCATCTGCCCATATAGGTCTATCAAATGTTCCTTGATCTACTGCGGCAGTTCTATCTAAAACGCCAACATTCCAATGTCCTTCCTTGTAATCAAGTGAAATATACCTGTTGTTTTCAAGACCATCTGCACTAGGATAAAACCACCATATCTCACCATGCTGTGAATTATGGACTGCGTATACCTTACTGATCTGCGCTCTATTGATGTCATCGAAGACATAATCTAACGCCTCACATGGTAATGGTTTAGCTGAAGAACCATCATAACTAAAGAAACCATTCTTACCCATCCAAAACGCTCCGTCATCTACAGCTACTAAAGCCTTTCTAGATGCAATACCACACGCTGTTCCTACCCTTTCAAATCCATAGACAAATGGCGCACCTGAGTATTGTGCCACATGAGCATCAGTATCCGTAAGGATTAATGTAGAGCCTCGCATTCTAATGCCACACATTATCTGACCAGTTGTCTGTAACTCCATATCACCAGCCTCGTTTGTAGCTGAAGCAGTCCATACTGTATTTGCTTCTTTGTCACACCATTGAACTTTACGTGGATTACCACCAGCACCAAGTGCAAACACAAAGCGCTCTTCTGTTACTACAATTGATACATTTGACGTTGGCGCATTAGCAACTACTTGTGCTACTGTACTTGTGTTAAGTTGCCACTCGTAAATTTTGCCATCTGCAGAGGAACACGCTACTAGGTATTGCCCCCATGTATCTAATGCCCATGTTGTTGCTTCAGCGTAAACTCCTGAATAAGCTGGAGGACTATTATAAGCGGTAGAGCCATAAAAACTACCACCATAACCAGTATTTACAGCAGCGTTTATATCTCCAGCAGTAAAACTTGTAGGAGTTATGTCAAATACTGTACTACCAGCATTAACATGATAAAGTTTATTGTACGTGCCACTTGCTAACTTTTCATCATTTCCATTGTCTGTCCAAGAGATCATAGCTCGTGGTGGAGCTGCAAATGCACTAGCTTTTCTTGTTGTCCATCCACCTACTGGTCTTAGTGATCCGTCTTGCCATCTGATAAGACTTGCATCACGCCATCTATTAGAAGACTGAAAATCTGTTCCGTTTCTATGTATGCCCGGTGGTATGTCTAAAGGTATTAATGCCATATCATCCTCATGCTGCTAATTGTGTCCATGTTACTGAATCGTTAGTCACATTATCCCACGTTATTGAATCGTTAGTAATATCAGTCCAAGTTACTGAATCATTAGTAATAATTTCCCATTTCTCTCTGCCTATTGTAGCAGTTCCTGACGTTGCACTTAATGCACCTGATGTACTTTGTACTCTATTACACGTTGCAGTAACAACTGCTTCAGGTTGTATAATAGCATAAGGCTGTTGTATTCTTTCGGAGTCTGCAACTAAAGTAGCAGTTCCTGTCGATGATGCAATACCACCCATTGTCGCAAATCCAAGTACAGTTATACTTGCGCTTGCTGTTGGTGTACCTGATCCAAATCTTACCCGGTTGCAGATAGCAGCTATGGTTGCTGTTGCTGTTAAAGCGGCTGCACCACTTACCATAAACACAGCAGAAGCTGTAGCTGAACTTGTTGCACTTATTGCTACACTTGTTGTTCTAACTAATACCGCACTCTGAGTAATTGTTGCAGTTGAGGATGATGTCGCACCACTTGTTCTGACTCTTGCGCCATTGCCAGTAGTTGTTACTGTAGTTGTGGATACTCCATTTCCTAACGCAGAACCCTGTTGAATCCTTCTTGCACTTGCACTAACTGAAGAGCTTACATTTACAGATGCAGCACCAAAGTTGACCTTAGTACCAACACAGGCAATTGTAGAGCTAGAAGATACTGCTGAAGCTGCGTTAAATGTTCCTACTGCTGTAGCACTAATTGAAGCACTAGCATTTACAGTAGCAGCGCCATCTAGAACTTCGCCTGTACTAAAGGCTAAATTACCATAATAATAACTGCCATAAACTGACATATATTACTCTGTTAGTTAAGCGTTATATCTAAGTCACCCGATGGAACACGGAATACATCACCAGTAGCAATCGCTTTAGAGGCTGATAAAGTCGCATAAGCCATTAAGTTACCTGACGTTAACGCATCAAAAACTCCAACATGAGTTACTGTACCCCAACTACCTGTGGCTGTTGGAAACTCAATTGCCGCATTGTTAGATGTTGTATCACCTGACGTTGCAAATGCAACTGCTTTTCTTACATAGGCACTTCCTGAAAGCTCAGTACCTCCACCAGTCTCACCCGGTGCTGCTGTAAACAATGCTAAGTAATGTGTACCCGGAGCTGTGTAAGCCGCCCCAGCAAATACATGGTCTAAAATTTCCGTTTCTAAAAAGTTTGTAAAACTCATACTAATCCCCTCACTTTAAGTGTTAACCCTGATCCGCTAAACATAGCATCTTCAGAGACTTGGTTTAAACGCTGTACAGCCGCACCATATAACTGCGCCCATATAGCTACTCGTTGGTCATCTGCTAAATACGGTGCTGAATGTAATAACGATCCATAGAGATATACATCAGGTGCTTCTAGTAAAAGCCAGTTATCTGTGTTGGTTATTAACGAAGGTATCTTCTGATAATAAAGCAACTCAAAATCTGTGTCCACGCTTGGTGTTGGGTATAACTGAAACTGTCCATCTGCGTGTGTGTAATATGTAGGTGTTCCTGCGTCATCATTGTTGGCTTGACGTTTGTCTGCCATGGCATCTCTTGATATTAGATTAACGGTTGACGTTCCTGTGCCTGTTAAATGCATTCTAATTGTTTCTACCCAGTCTGCTGGTATCTGCATGTACTCATCTGCGGCTGATTGTTGTCCACTTGATCGTGCTTCCATCTTCCAATGACGTATGTCTCTATTAATCTGAGACTCCGCCAATGCAATGAAGTCAGGTATAACTGTTGTCAGATCATCTCTGTTTAAGAAGTCAGCAATACTTGCTTTTAAGCCTGTGTAGTTAGTTAATGCCATAGTCAGTCCTATTTTAGCGTAAGTATATCATTTATTAATCATAGTGTTGATTGTTATAGTAGTAAACCTTGTTTGTCTTTGTCTTGGCTCATTAACAAACCACTTGTTGGCATTGCTAATCCAATAAATTGTAATTCAGGGAATTTTTTAAGTAATTCCATCCGTTCTTTAGATGAACCATAACGTAATATTTTTTGTATACCTGCATCTTTTAATAATTTTTCTATATATTTTGATGTTTCTTTAGGTATTAACGCACCTTTAAATTCATTAATGTCAACTAAACGATTAGACTTTGACTCAAAATACGTTGTTTCTAATTCTTTACCTTTATTTTTTAATTCCTTAACTAAATCTTCTACCCAAGTTAAATTTTCTCTTGTTGATTGGTCAAACATACTCATGTATTCTTCAGGTACTTTTCCATTGCCTCTTAACATTTCTTCTATCATATCGTAAACGTTATCGTTGTCATTATATGAAATACGTGTGCGTTTATCATTTTTAATAGCTAATCGTACATCATCTCTTGCTAATTCAAATTCATCTCCTATGTCATGAAACAAACCTCTTTGTACAATACTGTCTCGTGAATCTTTAATTTCTTGTAAGTTTTTAAATTTCTTAGATGTTAAAGCTCTTGTTTGACCTACAGAGTTACCTTCCATTTCTGTACCGGGAAGATATGCTTTTTTCTTTTTCATTATTTTTAAGGCTAACTCAGGATCGTAAGGAACATCAGCTCTTCTTTTTCCTGAAGGAGTTCTATAACCTTTAGGATTAGACATCATTTGTATACTTTCACCTAACAAACCACTTGGAGGAACTGTATCGCTGTTATAAGTTAACAAACGCCCTACCATGTTGCCATGTTTTTCTTTATGAGCTTTATTAATTTCACGCACCATCTCTCTGTAATTTTCATAATCGTATGGGTTATATCCATTTGCTTTTGCTGTGTCAACATTAAGCATTTGTCTTTCTAATTGCCCCGGACTCCAATCTTCAAACTTTCTTCTCATTGTTTGCAAATAACCTTTACCAGTTTCAGTTGTATAATCAATGTCACCATCTTTTAACCAATTAGGTGCAGTATGACCAATATGCCATTGCATTTCTTGTGGGTTTACTGAATTAAATACCTTGTCAATATTTTTGTAATTTGTAAAGTCGTGAGGCGCACGACCTGAATACATATCAGAGTTGTAAGTATTAGTCGTTGCACTTGGTGTAATCATTTTAGGTGTACCAAGCAACGTTATATCACCAAAATTTTCAAGTAGTCCATCAGTTTTACTAATAGCCATTGAGGGCATTGGTATTTTATTGTAACCTTGACCTGTATGTTTCATTAATGCTTCTTCAGACATATTATGTGTGGCTATCATTGGATTTTTAATTGAAACATCTTTCATTGACAAACCTACAGGAGTTGAACCAACTTTTCTGATTTCATCCATTAATCCATTTGCTTCTGCTTGTGCAAGTGCTTTTTTAAGTGTAGGTGTACTAACTTTACGTACTTGGTTTGCAACTGCGCCAATACCTGATGCAGCTAACAACGTGTCAAATGGGTTGTTTTGTATAGTTTTTTTAACAGCATCTAAAGAACCAAGATTTTTCTTTATATCTTCGTATGCATCTGAAGCCATTTGCGATGTGTTTTCACTTGTAATAAGATTATTAGGAGCTATCTTTAACAAGCCTTGATCTATAAAATCAGGAGTTAATTTACCTATAGCACCTCCTCCTAATTCTAATGCACTTTTAAGAGCTACTCTTGGGTTGTCTATTATTGTTTGCAGATCATCAACACCTTCTTTCATGTCAGGGATAAAGTTTCTAGCTAACAAACTATACTTAAAGTCATCACCTAATTTAGATTCATTTTTTTTTGAAAAGATATCAAAGATTCCACCAACTACACTCTCTTTGTTATCCCACATATTAGCCAATAATCCCTTCATACAATCCCTTTTATATTTCTTCTAATAGGTTTATCCCACGCCTCATTATAAGGTTGATAACCAATCGCAAGGTAACGAAATGAATCTGCACCATGTGATGCCCAGTTATGCGATGGTCTCATACGCCATGTTTTACCAGTATCATCCCATGCTCGTTGATAATTCGTTAGTGAATCTATTCCTTTCTCACACTTCTCTTCATCAAACCAACACTTATCTAGCATAGCTCTAACAGCTTGTATGCCATCATCTATAAGTAATGAAGGTGCTATCTCTATATCTCTGATGCCTAATCCTTCTAATGTCTCGATCCGACTCTTGCCAGTACCAAGCTCTCTAACTCTAACGTCATGTGGGAATACGTGTTGATCATAAACATAACCTTTGTCTTGTAATATTTTAGCATAATGCTCTAAGCCAACTCCTGATGCCTCATAGTAATCTATTAGATGTACCTCAGTACCAATAAATTGTGCAAACCATATAGCTGTTGAATCTCCTACACCTAAATCCCAACTGGTTACAACACCTTTACCTCTATCATATTTAACATTACTTATCCGATCCTCATCCCTAGCTCTTCGCATTTCTGAGGCATAGTAACTGCCTTCTGAAAAAATTAAAAACCCTCCAGTCCAAATATGCTCATACATCTCAGGTCGTTTCTCTTTGTCTTCTAGTCTTGTCTGCTCTAGTACATCAGGAAACCATTCGTTGTCTGTGTAATTAAGCATTACGCCTTTGCTATTAGCTGGAGGATTAACTCTAAACCGTTCGTGGGTTGCTGAATACTTTGACTCTGGATTCCATGTTACCCATATCTCTGAGTCTACTTCCCGGACAGTTGGTATTAATACATCGTAAGCTCTACCACTTAACGCTTCAGCTTCATCTACCCAACACAATAAGATACGAGCCTTTGACTTAATTGAGTCTAGTGATCTCCTAAGACCTGAGAACGTGTACTGTATGTTGCCATCCTTCGATTTTATGAATTTGTCTCCACATATATAATAGTCAGCTAACCATGGTACTGAGAGTATTGCAGACTTAATCTCTTCTAATGAGGACTCACTAAGGCTGTTCATAAACTCTCTAGCACAAAGTATCTGACCTTTCTTACCACTCTTGCCCCAACGATAACCATAGACTGCTGTCATTAATGCGAATGATCTAGTTTTTCCTGAACCACGACCACCATAAGCATATCTTGTTCTTGCCTCACCCTCAAAGACAGGAATTAATTTAGGTGGTAATTGTATCTTAGCTATTTCACTTTTATCTACCTTACGCTGTGCTACTTCAATCATCAATCTTGCCGACCAATTGAATAATAGTTGGCGGCTTCATAGTTCCATCACTCGATGTTATATCTGTTTCTGTCTTAATAACTAAGCCATGATTCGAGCTTAATGCTAGAGTTGCAGTCCGCTCTCTGAACTCTCCACTAAGCGAGCCATTCATAAGTTTTCTGCCTTGGTGTGTCATTAAAGTTCTTACGATGTCGGAAAATTCAGGATACTTCCTCTCCCAATCGTTGACTGTATCCCTGTGAATGCCTAGTTCTAAAGCCAATCCATCAATCATAGGTATCTTATCACCGTACTTAATATAGTTCTTTATATAGTCTTCAGCTTTCTCTAGTATCTTGTCATTATATTTACTTGGTCTAGCCATTTAGTTTACCTTCTCTCGGAAAATTAGTTCCAGTTGTGCCATACAATCCAACTGTCCTTGCTATATGTTTATCTATAACTTTTATTGGATCACCTGTTAGCTCTGAGCAATATTCAAGCAAGGCGATATACAAATAAGGTAATACAGTTGTGTCTGATATTTCCATTTCTGTTTCACCGTCTATGTCAAATTCATTGCCATCTATGTCAAATTTATTATCCAACTAACTCTCTCCAATTATCAGGAAGATTAAGTGTGATTCCTAAGTCATTCTCAACCCAAGCTATAACGTCATCTAAAAAAATAGACATCTCTTTTGTATTAAGTTCTGTTGTCGATTTTAACACCAGTCTTTGTTTCTTAGCAACCTCTTCAATTCTAGTATCAAGAAATTCTGTCTGACAATGTACCTTTATAGCTTTTTTAGTGTTACGAGTCTCTACTCTAACTTGATCTACAATGGCGTGATACAATTTGTTCTGTTGTCCGCTTCTAGTCATCTTATGTGGCTTAATACTTATCACAGCTTCATCTCCGCTAGTGTTCTTAAAGAAACTTCGAGTCATATTCTCTATAATCTCCGCTTTAGGCTTGTCTCTCCTAAGTATTCTAGTTAATGTCTCACTCATATTGTATTCAATTGTTCTTGATCTAAAGCATAACCATCACCATGACCAAGGTTTGTTATGTTTTTAGTTTTAATAAGTTTCTCTGACTCAACCCATCCGATTAAGTCGTATTTTGGAAACTGTCCAACCACTAAAAGATATATATCGCAGTCATCTATTTTTTTATTAAGAGTTGCTAATAGTTTTCCATTTTTATATTTAGTAGTTTTAACATCAACCCTAGAGCCTTTCTTTGTCATTAGGTCATATTTAGGCATGTCATACAAATCAATTGCAGTATCAGGGTATACGCCAAAATGCTTACAACACGCAACCTCACCACCAATACCATCAAGGTCTGTAATCCAATTTGGTTGGCTACCTATCTTCTTATCTATAATTCCTTTTGATCTAGCGTTATCATATCTACCAAGCGCAATACTGATTGACATCTGTTGCTCAATAGAATTTAAATTTACTTCTTTACTCATACGGTGTCCGGGGAGCAGAAGCCGCCTCTGAATAGTATTCATCAACCAATAAAGACCGAACTAACTGTCTCTTGGTTCTTGTAATAGCAAACTGAGCCATCTCTTTAATGAAGTGCGGCTTGTAGTATGGATGCTCTAATGTGTCATAGAGTTTATGGCATGCATAACAACCGTAAAATCCTATGTCGTTTCCATGACCATCTTTAGCCTTAATTCCAACTCCCTGAACATTCTCATGACAGAAAACTACGTTCTCATTATTAACTCCTGAGTCACAGACATCGCTTTTAAAGGTACATG